TCACGATGCCTGAATGGCCGCGTTATCGGCCTTGCACTTGGCGTAGATCGATTCGATGTCGGCTGCGGTCGGACCATCTGACGATACGGTATCCTCCACCGCCGTCTTGATCGTGGTCCATGCGTCAGGCCCGTATTTCTCGATCAGGCTGATGACGGTGCTGGCACCGTTTACGATGGCGCTCAGTTCGGATGCGTCGATTGCCATGGTCAGTTGCTCCCCGTGGTCGTGGTGGTCTGGGCGGTGGACAGGGCAGACTGCAGCCCGGCCAGCGCGCTTTCGGCTGTGGCCAGTTCGGATGCCGTGACGGTATTGCCATTGGCAACAGCGGTATCCAGCGTGGTCAGCGGAACCAGTGCCGCTGCTGATGCAGTCTTGATGTCCGCCTTGACTGTGGCGTTCACGCTGCCGGATGCCAGATAGGCCTCGGCACCCGTTGCGGCCACGTGATAGGCGCTCATGGTGTCAAACGCAGCCTTGCGCAGGTTGGTCTGGTTCGAGCAGGCCCCGAGAGATGCCAGCGAGAGCACAGCAGCACAGGCCGCCAGCCGGGTTCGTTTCGTCATATTGATTTCCTCATGAGGTCGGCCACGCGCCGGGCGCAAAGAACACCCAGACATTCGTGGCTGTGCAGAGATAGATGCCGGATGCAGCGAAGATGATCTGACCCGGCGCGCCCGTTGCCGTAGCGGAAGCCGGGGCCGCGCCGATCTGCACGTTTCCCCTGAACTGTCCTGTCACTGCGCCAGCGTATATGCCGCCATCATCAGACAACGGCTCCGTCTTGGCCTGTAGCGCGGTTACATCGCCCGCGATGGGGTCAGTAGCACCGCTGATGTCCGACCCGGTTTCAAACCGGGTGGCATATTTGTTCAGGGAATTAGCCTGGCGGATGGGATTACGTGTTCCCATGCGCCTGCTCCGGCTGGCCCTTTTTGTTCAGGACAGGGATGCCTGCGGCAGCTACCACCGCCTTGGCGGCAAGCTTGTCCGCCACCGGCACGCGTACGCCGCTCTGCCCCGGCTTGAAGTGGTTTTCCGCCCAACCGATGTTCAGGCCGATGGTGGTCATGAACTGATAGGCCACGGCCCATTTGCTACCCGCATGTGGCGGGGGCACCATCGCGGTGACTGCGCCACAGGCGATGATGAACAGGGCGACATAGAAGGCATACTGCTCTGGCACCTCGGCCAGCAGCAGCGCGATGACGGCCCCGAGACTGCCCAGTTTTGCAGTGGTGTTCATGCGTCATCTCCATGCAGGCCGATCCGGTAGAAATCGTGATGGCCGATTGTCTTGATGAAAAACCGAGGGAGTGCCCATATCGGGACCGGGCTACCGTGCCGGTAGTAGCTATCCGCGCCGTCCGTCAGGTCCACCAGCGTTCCGGCCACCAGTTGCAGGGCCAGTTCGTGCGCCGTCCGGTATTGCGGGTCGGACTGGTTCAGGCTGGCTATCTTCCCGGCGTTGGGATCATCCGCATTCCAGCAGGAGAACTGCCATGGTGCGCGGCAGACGGATATGATGTCACGGCCCCACCAGCCGGGCTGCGCCGCCCGGTTGCCGATTACGTTCAGGACCGCCTGCATGCCGCACAGTCCTTCCCCCCTTGCCTCACCCCATGCGGTGCGGGCAGCGGTGTCTATGGCGGTGGCGTCCAGCATCAGCCGAACACCCCGTGCCAGATGTGGCAGACGGCGCGCCATGCAGCATCCCCGATCTGGCCCCAGCCCAGCAGGCCGGTAATCAGGACAGCCCAGAACATCATCCGCTTGTCGCGGGCCGCTTCCCGCTCCTCGATGCGTCCAAGTCGGGAAGACAGGTCGTTGTCGCGATTGTCCTGCTTTTCCTGTAGGGCGCTGAAACGGTCGTTCATTTCACGACGGGTCTCGGCGGCGTTGTCGTTGACCGCCTGCATCAGAAGCGCGTTCTGGTGCTTCATGTCATCGCGCAGGTTGTCCTGCACGCCTTCGACGCGGGCGACACGCTCACGCACCACGGCGACTTCCTCGACCGTGGCATAACGGGGGTCGGTCATCAGTGAGATACCGCCTCACCGGACACGCCCGTCCACGCGCTGCCGTTCCACAGCACCAGCACGCCAGCGCTCCCGCTTCCGATCTTGCAGTCAGAACAGAAGGAAGGAACGCCAGTCTGGCCCGATGCGGGCAGTGCTGCGTATGTGGTGGAAAGCGGGACGCCTATGCCCTGAGACCCCGGCGTCTGTGCGCCAAAGTCAAACAGGCCGTGGTCCATGGGGGACGTGGGCGCGGCATGCGCCTGCACCGTGACAAGAAGGCTGGCGGCTGCCAGAAGGTGAAAGAAGCGCATGCCGTCCCCGAAACTGAATGGTCAGGTTTTCGGGGTATGGGTGGTTTGTTAGTACGGTGTGGGATGGCAGGCGTTTTTATCCCTCACATACCGTGATCTCTCGGCACCGACGTAAAGCATAACTTGACACATTAAGCGTAAAGCAATACTTTACTCTCGATGGAAATCGAAAGCATCAGACATAAGGGATTGCACCGGTTTTTCGAGACAGGAAACCCGAAGGGAATCGTGGGGGATACTGCCCGCCTGCGCAAGATGCTGGCTTTTATCGATGCTGCGGCTTCGCTGGATGAACTTTCGGTTCCACCCAATTACGGCCTGCATGCCCTTTCAGGAGATCGGGCCGGTACATGGTCCATGACCATAACGCGCAACTGGCGGCTGACCTTCCGGGTCAATGACCAGGGCGCACTGGAAGATATGGATATGGAGGACTATCATGGCGCTTAAGATGCACCCGTCCCTCGCCGTAAACGTTGGGGACTGGATCAGAACTGAACTGGTTGAGCCCCACGGCCTGAAGATCAAGGAGCTGGCCGAACACTTCGGGGTATCACGGCAGGCGCTGAGCGCCCTGCTGAACGGTCGCGCCCACCTGTCCGCTGATATGGCGATCCGGTTTGAAAAGGCATTCGGCGTGAAGGCCGATACCCTGATGCGTATGCAGGTAGCGTGGGACATGGCGCAGGCCCGCACGCATGAGGCGGACCTGCATGTGCGGTCTCTTGTCGCGGCGTAACAGTCCGGTCGCGTCCCCTCCCCGCACAGGCAGGGAGGGAACATTCCACCTACCGGCCTAACTGCCGGGTGCGCTCCCGCTTTATCCGCTGCACGTCATTCCACATCTGCATGATGCCGTGCGCCACAGACCGCAGGCTGCGTTCGCAGTTGTCGGTATTGGCCTTGTCCGGGTGGTGGTAGATGTGAGTGCAGACGGCCAGCGCCTTGCCCAGTTCACCCGCGACCTCGATAGAAGTCAGGGGCTGCGCATCTTCAAAGAAGTCGGGCTTTTGCGGCGCGAGATCGACCGCCTGCCCCACGTCTTCTGTCCGTATATACCGCCCCAGCACCTTCACTGCGAACAGCACCCGCTCGCCCAACGGGTTGACGGTCCAGACCAGCCCGGTACGTGTCCGCGCCAGACGCTCCCATTCCGCCGTGGGTTCCAGCCGAGCCACCACGATATTGCCCTTTTCATTGACGATCACCGCTTCGGCGCCCGGTTCAAGGTGGCAGTCATTCGCATCGAACAGGACCAACTTGCCATCAAGCTGTATGGCCCCGCTCACGTTGGAGTTGCTCCCGAACGATGCGCGAAAGGGCGCGGGGTGGCTTTCTGGGCCAGTTCGGCAGGCAGAACGGTGCCTTCTACCGGCGCATCACCGATAATCGTCCTGATCTTCGCCAGCCCCTTCTGTGTAATCATCGGCTGACCCACGCCTTCGACATAGCCGGTGCGCCTGACCTCGACGTTCTTGGACTCCATCAGCCCGGCCTTGATCTTGTCGGCATAGGCGCACTTGCGACCAGTGACGCTGTGGGTATAGAGCCAGCCGAGTTCGATCAGCCGGTTGATGAACTTCCGCTCCGGCCACCCGCACTGCTGGGCCGCGGACCGCAGGTTATGGACGCCTTCGAGTGACGCCAGCCTGTCGAGGGCCACCACCTTGGGTTCCAGCGCCCTCTTTTCCTCGACCAGCTTGTCACGCTCCTGTGCCAGACGGCCAGCTTCGAGAAGGGCTTCGGCGTAGGTCTTGGGGAGTGCCGGGGCCTGCTGGGTTTCCAGTTCCATCCAACGGCGGACCACCTTCAGGCGCAGGTCGGCGCGGTAGCCAAGGACTAGGTTGTAGGTCAGGTCGCGAGGAAGCTTATAACAGCGATATTCCTGACCATTTTGCGGGTTTGTGTAGGTGTCCCCAAACTTGGGGAGACCCTCCCCTACGTCTCCGAGCATCTTCTCGATGTCACGAACCACATGGTCATGGCGTTTCCCTGTCAACTTCGCAATTTCAAGCGATGACATGGTAAGAGCGTTTTCGGTAGAAACGGGCACAGAGAGTGTGTTAAAAGCCGGCATTGCTGTTTATTCCTTATTCAGCGTCAGAGGCAGCGGGATCGGTCGCCAAACTTGCTCCCGCTGCCTTTTCTATTTCTATCAATCCCCAAATGATCTGATTCAATTCGGCATTTAGACTTCTGTAGTTTTGGAATGCCTTTAAGCGCAGCCATTCAAAGGAAGAAGGCTCTAACCTCGCAGTGAAAGTGCGCCGCTGCTTTGGTTCTGATTTCACTTTGGCTCCATATGTTATTTCTGTGGCTCCAAAATTAGGAGCCAAAACCTTGATAGGTTGGCGCCACGCATGACGTCAAGACAAAACCGAATCAAAATGCTATCATGGAGCCATGGAAGAAGATCAAACAGTCCGATTCTCGCTGCGCATCCCTAAGGAAATGCATGAGCGCCTGACGCAGTCAGCCAATGAGAGCAATCAGTCTCTCAATGGGGAGATAATGCGTCTGCTTAATGTTGCCTTATCGCGAGAGCAGGAAAAAGCGCCAGATCGGACTCTTTTAGAGCAGTTGCTTCCTCCTGCACTAATTTGGCGCATTAATCGTTTCAGAACATCCACTGGACTTCCCTCCAATGAAGAAACAGCTAAACGCCTTCTGAAAATTGCTTTAGATGAGATAGAGTCAACTAAAGATATATTAGACAAGCTATCAGACTCATACAAAAAAGAAAAAGATTTAAGAATACTCGCAAGGGATGTTATCGCTGCTCACTCATCGGTTGCTCGAATAGAGTATGGAAGCGATTATATTTGGTTTAGGACAAAAAATGGTGAATCCGGTGCAATAGATAAGAAGGGGAAATTATATTATTCTGATGATGCAAGAGATTGGGATTGTGGTATGGTATATTATTCAAATCAAATAGAAGAATGGGCACAGCCCAGCGAGACGTCAATATTCGATAATGACGGGGACCTGCCTTTTTAATCCCACAATATATATAGAAATTTTATATTCGATCGAAGATTAACAACAAAAAGCCGCTCGACCGAACATTCCCAAGGATATGAAATGAAAAAGATCACCATACTTGCCGCAGTCGTAATCCTCACGGCTTGTGCCCACAAGCCGCATCATCCTGCTACGCCTGACAGCATCACTGCGCGACAGGGCATTGAGCCCCAGTCTGTTCATACAGCCCGATTTGGCGCAATGTCCCGAACTGCATCCTATGCGACTCATCGTGCCAATCAAAATTCTGATTCGGCAGATGAAAAGAAGTGAGGCGGATATAAAGAGCTTCCGGGGCAAGATACTGTTCCAGACGTGAAAAGGGGTCATCATGCAAGAACAGATCCTGACTGGCCAAAGCGGCAAAGAATATCGCTTTGTTGCGATAGAACCCAAAGACGCTCCGAACAGAGCATGCCTGTTTTTGGTTCAGGACACGCGATCCAATTCTTCATCTGACCAGACATATATCGCCCATGCCCGGCATGGCAGAGGATGGGTGAAGTTTTACGGGGAAGATAAAAATGGGATAACCCCGTTTAATCGCATTTTCTTGTATGCTGGTGTGAGTGGCGACCTGACTATTCCGTTCAGAGATATTATGGACGGCGGGACTGAACAGGTGTTGGGGTATAAAATGCCACATGGGAAAGAGTGCCCTTGAGGGGGAGTGCACTTTCCACTCCGTCAGACAGTTCATTTTCTAGCTCATCATCCCAACACCATACCCCTGTCAGTTAAAATCGAAAAAGGAACCCTTTATGGGTCGTAGAAGAGGGATTGGTTTCAGCCCAAGGATTCCCAGTCTTACAAAGAAAATCGCCGCAAAAACATCCTACAAGCGCTATATAAGGCACAATCTTGGCTTCAAGGCCCCTCGAGGCTGGGGATGGCTAACCAATCCAAGGAGGGCGGCTTATAACCGCGCCTACTATCGGAAAAGCAAGTTGTGGAGCAGCCTGCCGGGATGGATAGTCATCGGGATTATATTGACGGCATTACTTGGGGCATTTCATTAGCACCTACGCCATCATTCCCGTGTACCTAGCGTTCGTGGAGCATGTCGACTACATTCCGACTCATTATGGGAGAGAACAATGAGAGCAGGAATAGTATTTGCCTCGGCTTTTATGGCATTTTCAAATATATCATATTTGGATAGCGCATATTCTGCTAGTTCGCTTCCTGCCAACGGTCAGGTCGATTGGACCACGACCGGCGGTGTATTAGAAGAATTTCCAGAAATATCATCCGAACAATCCGGTATGCATTTCCGCATATCTGCATCTCCACAACATCTGCTCCACGTTGAGGTAATGGATAATGCCCATCATTTTTCCGACGGCTTCTGGAAGGTCGGTAGCTATTCCCTATCCTTGCTGCCTTCGGGAAAGATTGGCCGCTTCGGGACAGACATTCCGGCAGAAGAAACCAAAGCGTTCATCCACAACTTTACCGCTGCTCCCTCATCTTCGCTTATTCTCAACGATGGGTCCGAAACTCAGGTCTCCCTGGCTGGTTCATCCGTAGCTGTTGATACATTCACCCATTATGTGGACACGCATGGCATTGACCTGCCGCCTCCTTTTGCTTCCTCACATGCCAGCAGCATCTTCACAAACGGCGCCGCGAGCGCATTTCCACCCGCGACGTCTGCAACTTCCACTTATTCGGCCCCCGTCTATCAATCTTCAGATGCACAGCAATCAACTTCCAGTCATTCTTCTGGCGGCGGATGGCTGAAATTCGCGCTCTTTCTTGTGGTCGCTGGATGGGTTGGCAAAAAATGGATGGCTTATTCCAGAGTGAAGACAGCAGAAAAAACCTGCCGTGATCTCATCCAGATACATGCTGACGCATTACGTATCCGGCGCAAGCAGCTTGTCTATCAAAACTCATATGGTGTTGAAAAAACAGAAAAATGGGAAAAGGAGATTGTAGAATTCACGAAAACAATCCTGCTGCCAGCACTTTCGACCCAAGGACTTATTCCGGAATGGAATCGAATAAACAGCAAAATTATTGCCACCGTAGATCTGGTATCGCAGCAACCTGTTGAAAAGCCCGAGGCACTCCCCAGTAATCCGGACGTCTATTCTCCTGCAATGAATCCATATGACTATGAAAAATACTGCACAACCTTGCTCCGCAAGGTTGGATGGGAAGCGACTGCTACGGCGGGAAGCGGAGACCAGGGCGCCGATGTCATCGCCACCAAAGATGGAATCCGCCTAGTATTGCAGTGCAAGCTCTATAATAAATCGGTAGGAAATGAAGCCGTGCAGCAGATTGCGGCAGCGAGAGACCATTATCATGCTGACTTCGCAGCCGTGGTTTCAAATGCCGATTATACCCTTAGTGCTCGCCAGCTTTCCAAAAGCAGTAAAGTTTTCCTGCTACACCATGATGAGCTTCAGGGGTTTGCCGACCGTATCGGGGCAATCAATGTAATCGATGCTTAAGCTGCTGGGTTCCACAGAGAATACTCTGAGACAGGATGACACATATCAGGCCGATCAGGAACGATGAAGATCTGGATGCCGCCATTGCTGAGGTTGAGCGGTTGATGCTCCTCAACCCCAAACGCGGCAGTCCGGATGGTGATCGACTGGAAGCCATGGCAGATCTTGTGGCCGCGTATGAGGCCAAGCATTATCCCATTGATCCGGACGATCCTGTGGACATGACCCTCACGCCTTATAAAAACCAGCATGCCCACGTTAGGTTTGAGCTGAACGACGGCATATTTGCGGGCCGACTTGCTGGTATCAATGATATCGTCACCTTCGAGGCAGAGACGATCGAGGAACTGCAGGAAGCCTTTCATGACGCCGTTGATGACTATCTTGAGACCTGTAGCAAGATAGATAGGAAGCCGCACTCCACAGTCTCTGGCTAAGACGGAGATGAACGATGGCAAGGATGACATTAAGTCGGCGGGAGTTGGATGGGGCAGCGGAGTAGCCACATCCCCCTTCTCCTGCACAACCAATGATGCCATCCTCATCATGACGCGCCGTGACACGGTGTAATTCAGCCTGCCGTAGGGCATCCCTTCCGGGGTGTACCGCTTGTGGGGTTCATGGCTGGCCTCACCGGTGCGTCACCCTCCCCTTAAAAATTTTCTTATTTCCCTGATACAAAATGATATTGCCATGACACGCACTCGATACGTGTGCCAGTTAAGACTCCCTCTCATCTGAAGGGAGGTAAGCATGGTCAAGAAAACCGTCTTTCTGGCGCTAGCAATACTGGCTGCAGCAACGGTCAGTTACCCGACGATCAGCAACGCCCATCGGGCCATTGCCCCGGTTTCCCTTTTTGATCAACGGTGAGGTGCGTTGACCCGACTCCTGCCTGCCTGTGAAGGTGGGGAATGAGTGCGGAAGCAGAATGTGCAGATCAGTGGGAAGCCCTGGCCAGAGACGAACTGGAATCAGCACAGGCCATGCTTGCAGCGCGCAAGTGGAAAAATGCTTACCAGCACGCCGGCATCGCGGTTGAATGCGCCCTGAAGTGCAAGATCATGCGCGTCTCCGGCATGAACCAGTGGCCGGAGCGTGCAGAGAGTCGTGACCTCTATACGCATGATCTGGAAGACCTGCTTGCCATCTGCGGGCTTGAAGATACCATCAACGATGATTTGCTATCTGATCACCCCTCCCTGTATGCCCAAGCATGGTTGATTATAAAAGACTGGAACATAAATATGCGGTATCATGTTCCAGGCGCCTTCCCGCAGGCTATGGCTGAAAGCGCAGTTGAAGCTATTGATGTAATGGGATTGGTAACATGGCTATTACAATGATTACCGTAACCGCGGCGCGCCGTGACGCCGGATACGAACTGCTTCGCAAGACCGATGATCTCGGCTTCGATGCGGTCGGTGCTGGATGGTATCAGGCTGAGGAAGAAGGGCGTTGGCGCTTTTTTCTGGTAACCTCGATGATTGATAGCAAAGGACCGCGTTGGGTTTACGACCAATTGATGGCCGCACTTCGTGTTATCAAAATTCCTGATGGCATCAAACCGCTGGAAATCCATCTGGTAAGCCCACGAGAGGAACGGTTTTACGACCTGCGCAAACGGCTTCATGTTCCCACGTACCCACAGGATGGCAAGCGGGATCTCTTCCACGCTCATGGACCGGACATAGAGAAATTGGGGATTTACGCGATTGTTCTGTATCGCATGAAAGATATGGATAACCGTGCAGGTGACATTGCGCGTCAGTTCGCGGCCAAGGTCAGGGAACTGGAAGCTGCGTAATTATCACTGCCTCATAGCCTGATACGGGTTCCAGCCAGGCGATAGCCAGAACTTCTGACCTTGGTTCTGCTGGATGCCCAGTTCGTAGCGCCTGAGGTATCCGGGGTTCATCATTTCCTGCAACCGATAAAACACCAGATAATCGAGGGCGGCGCGGGTGTAGAACAGGTTGCCGAACGGCAGTTCCCGCCGAGCTTCCTGCAACAGGTTCATCTCGAAAGTCTTACCCTTTGGGGCATCCGCCGTCCCCAAGGTCAGGTCGCGCGTGTTGTTGTACAGCTTCATGAAATTGCTGAAGTCACTGAAGAACGGCCCAGATAAGGTTTCAAGGGTCGAGTTGCCCATGCGACTCTGTTCGCCAAACAGGAAATCACCGTAGATCCCTGCCCCGCCCCCCTGAACCATTGCGGCCAGCACCGTGCGCCAGTCGGTCGGGTCGCGCGGCTCTTTGCCCACAGCCATCGCTTTCAGGCTCATGGCAACGTAGCCCAGAACGGTCGTAGCCACGATCAGGTGCGCGATGCCCGCCACGTCCGGCCCGTCGCGCGTGACTTCTCTACCCCATACGCGTCGGATGTGGGGTAAGCACCCGGCGACTGCCGCCTTGCTGAATATTTCTATTCTGGTTCAGCTATGAATCATGAGCGATTCAAGAGATAGAGACGCGGTACTACCTGCGAGTGTCGCAGGTAGTACCGCAGAGAGGCTCCAAGGGAGCGGTATGGAGGCAGGAGAGCGAGACAGGCTGGCGGAAGCCTCGCGGATCGAGATCGTTTCAGATCGCCGCCGCTGGCACGCCCCTGAATTTCGCGCGCGCGTGGTCATCGCGTCCTACGAGAGCCGGCGCCCCGTAAGGGAGGTGGCTGCACAGTATGGTGTTCATCCAAGCCTGGTGTTTCGGTGGCGGCGAGAGGCCCGGGCCAAAGCGCAGGGCGGAACATCGTTCGTGCCTGTCATGGTGGCTCCGGCACCTCAGCCGCAGGCATTGGAGCGTCGAAGCGAACAGGGAACGCCGCCTGGCCGAGCGGTCAGCGTGGTCTTTCCGGACGGTGTGCGGCTCGAATTCGACACGGGGCTGTCCGCTGATCGTCTGCGTGAGATTGTGGGCGCGCTGCGGTCATGATTCCGCTTCCCTCCACGCTGAGGATATGGCTGGCGGCCGGCGTGACCGATATGCGCCTCGGGATGCCCGGGCTGGCCCTGAAAGTCCAGGAAACGCTGGGTCGTGATCCTTTCGCCGGCGACGTTTATGTCTTCAGGGGAAAGCGCGGCGACCTGGTGAAACTGATCTGGCACGATGGCGTAGGCCTGTCATTATATGCGAAGCGGATCGAGCGTGGGCATTTCCTCTGGCCCTCGGCCAGGGACGGGGTGATCCATCTTTCCCCGTCACAATTAAGTTGCCTGCTGGAAGGGATCGACTGGAGAAACCCGCAGAAAACCTGGAGACCCGAACTGGCGGGATAATAAAAACTGCGCCAGATCAGCATATACTGGTACTCTTTTGAGCGCCCATGTGGTCAACTGTCTTCATGACGGGAGACACGGACGAGATGATGGCCCTGCGCGCGGCACTTGCCGCGGTCGAGGCGCGCGCTCAGGTCGCCGAATTCCGGGCGTCTTCTGCCGAAACCCGGGCCACTGCCGCTGAAACCCGAGCGATCAGCGCCGAGGCGCAGATCGCCCATCTCAAGCACCTCATTGCGCGGATGCGCCAGGACCGTTTCGGGGCCTCATCGGAGCGGGGGCGCCGTCTGCTGGCCCAGTTCGAACTCGAACTGGAAGATCTGGAGACGGCGCACGCCGAGGATGCGCCGGAAAACGCTCCGGATCCTGCCGTGCGGGCGACAGCGCCCCGGCGCAATCACGGTCGCCAGCCGTTGCGCGCCGATCTCCCGCGCGAACGGGTCGTCATCCCCGTGCCGACACATTGCCCGTGCTGTGGCGGCGAGCGCCTGAGCAAACTGGGGGAGAGCGTCACCGAGACGCTGGAGGTGATCCCGCGCCAGTTCAAGGTGATTCAGACGATACGCGAGAAATTCACCTGCCGCGACTGCGAGAACATCATCCAGCCCCCGGCACCTTTCCACCCGATCGCGCGCGGACGGGCCGGGCCAAAGCTGCTTGCGGGCATCCTGTGCGACAAGTTCCTGCAGCATCTGCCGCTGAACCGGCAGAGCGCCGCATTTGCCCGTGAGGGGATCGATCTCGATACCTCGACGCTGGCCGACTGGGTGGGGGCCTGCACGGCGACGCTGGCGCCCCTTACCGCGCTGATCCGGGCACATGTGCTGGCAGCCCGGCGTCTGCATGCGGACGATACCACAGTGCCCGTGCTGGCCAGGGGGCGCACCGTGACCGGACGGTTGTGGAATTACGTGCGCGACGATGCCCCATTTGGCGGCCTCGCGCCCCCAGCCGTGTGGTTCCGCTACTCCCGAGACCGCAAAGGTGAACATCCGGCCGACCATCTCACCGGCTGGACCGGAATCCTGCAATCAGACGCCTATGGCGGATACACCCACCTGGCAAAGCCGGGACGCCAGCCCGCGCCTGTTGTTCCGGCCGGCTGCTGGGCGCATGGACGCCGGGGACTGTTCAAGATTGCCGAAAAGGACAAGGCGCCACTCGCCATAGAGGCCGTGCGCCGGATCGACGCCATATTCGACGCCGAACGCGCGATCAACGGCAGCTCCGCCGCACATCGGCTGGAGATCCGCAAGGAGAGCATCGCCCCGCTGGTCGAGGAGTTGCTCGACTGGATGCGCGATACCTGCCGGCGCATGTCGTCCAAAAACCCCATCGCCCAGGCAATGAACTATATTCTCAGACGGGGCGATACATTCACGGTATTTCTGGAAGACGGTCGGATCTGTCTGACGAATAACGCGGCGGAACGCGCAATCCGGGGTATCGCACTGGGGAGAAAAGCCTGGCTGTTCGCCGGCTCCGATCGTGGCGGTGAAAGAGCCGCCGCCATGTATTCCCTCGTCGTCACCTGCCGCCTGAACGAGGTCGATCCTCAGGCATGGCTCGCCGATGTGCTCGCCCGCATCAACGACACTCCCAACCCACGCCTCCATGAACTCCTGCCCTGGCATTGGAAACCCATTGCTCAAGGCGAGAATAACGTCGCTGCCTGATCACGCCCGCGTCTCTCGCCGGATGGTTACGATGTGGGTGAGCGGGAAGGACTTGAACTGCATGAACATGCGCATGGCCTGCCCCAGCACCGGGTTTACCCGGTCGGCGGCGGCGTAACTGCCCTGCATCAGCGCCTGCGTGCGCGGGTCAATTTCGGTCATGCCCTCGCGTACCTGATCGATGATATAGGAGGACAGCTTGGATTGCAGTTCGTTGCGGGCTTCATCGTGGGTGATATTGTCGCGCAGCAGGGGTTTCAGGTCGTCCTCGGTCAGGTGGTCCAGTTCGGCTGGCAGAATGTGCATGTTGCCGTCAACCGCTTCCTTCGCCGTGCCGCGCAGCACGTTCCACTCGGCTGCATCAATACCGTAGCGCGTAAGCGACTGGCGCAGTTTCGGGTGCAGGGCGCTGAAATCTTTTCCTGCATTGCGCCCGAGGTTGTGCGTGAGCATGGTGCCGAGGCCTTCCTTCATGGCGTCGGTCCAGTATTGCAGGCCATTCAGCCGGTGGAAGAACTGCACGGTGCGGCCCATCTTGCCCAGCGGGCCGTCCTCGCCATGGAAGCGGGTCATGATCGCGCCCAGCGTGCCGTCAATTCCCACGCCCATCATGTGCGCGATCTGGCGCCGGTTGCGCGTGCCCTTGCTGAGCGTGCCGGGCACGACGCTTTTCAGCGCGTTCATGTAGCTTTCCAGCAGCGGTATGCCGTTATGCCGGGCCACCGAAGCCGTGACCGCGATATCGGGCAGCGAGGACAGCACCACGCCCCCCAGCTTTGTGATGGCCTGATAGGAGCGCAGGTAGGCCCCGATGGAGGCAATGGTCTTGTTCTGCGGCGCGGCCGCACGGCCCGTCACCACATCGACCAGTGCGCCATCCTTCAGCGCGCGCAGTTTGTCTACCGTCTTGAAGTCGTTGCGGTCCTTGGCTTTGGCTATGGCCAGATCCGCCACATGGTCAAACATGGCGCGCGGGTTGGTGCCCAGCGTGCGCATGACGGCGGCGTTACGTGCGCCGCGCTCCATGCCCTGCATCACGCTGTCCAGCACGTTGCCCTGGCCAAACTGTTCGTTATAGGCCAGCCAGTCATCGGCGGACCTGAATATCAGGCTGCGTTCCTGACTGGCGCGTCTGGCGGCATTGGCCGGTCCCCTGAACCCGGACAGCCAGTCCGATCCGTTGGCGCTTTCATGCACGCCGGACGCCAGCGCCTGCCATGTCGCACGCAGGTAATGTTCCTCGCTGGTGTCAGCATCCAGCCGGTCAAACGTGCGCGGGTCAAGCTTGGGAAGGATGCTGTCACGCCATGCCCGGTAATCTTCCTCGCCGCCGTTGCCACGGATCTTCCACATGTCGTGGCTCTGACGGGTGATGTAATGTTCCTGTTTGCCGATCCACGCCCCGGCCTCGTTCTGCATGGCACGGACCTTTTCCTGATGGCGGTGCAGGATTTCGGCGGCCTGCCGGGCAAGTTCGTTGCCCGTGGCCGTGCCGGATGCCGGGTCATCCAGCCGCCACATCTCACGCGCGATGTCGCGGTCAAAGTCGTGGTTGCGTCGCGCAACGGCCTTGAGTAGTCCGGCGCGGTCAAGGTCTGTCACCAGCGGTCCCATCACGTCCGCCACCAGCGCGTGCGTGGTGGCCGCGACCGACAGCGCCGCCCCGCGCCGCGTGTTTTCGCGCCCGGCAATGATGCCTTCCAGCGCCTGTGCTTCCTCGCCTTCGGTCAGGCGGGCCATGATCTCGGACCGGCGGGCAAGGTTGATCTTCTGGTTGCGTTCCTCGATCAGGGAGGCGATGCGGTGTTCCATCCCAAGTTGCCGCCCGGCCTCGCGCGCGGCGTCCTGCGGCGACATGCCCTCGCTCATCAGGCGGTCCATGCGGCGCTGGGTGCTGGCGAACACCTCATGCAGCTCATCTTCGGACAGGGCGCGGCCCGCAGCGCGCGCGGCGGTCTCGAAACAGTGGCGATATGATCCGTCAGCCATTCTTCATATTCCTGATCATGCAGCCTGCGGCGGCTTCATACGCGCGGGCGTCGCCTTCCGCGCGCTGTGTCTGTTCATGGATGGCGTCCAGCGCCTTGCGGTCATCGTCTGTCATGCCTTCGGGCATGGTGGTTTTTCCTTCCCCGTCCGTGGCCATGCCAAGGCGGCGGCTGGCGTCATCCACTGCGGCGCGGGCCTGCGCCAGTTCGTCATCTGCCGTGCCGCCCGTGACCTGCGGCGCGGCGGCTTCGGTCTGGTCCACCGATCGACGGGAGGATGTGATGTCCGGCGTATCTTCAAGGATCTTGCGGTGGGCGGCATCGGTGAGTATATTAGCTGCACTGCTCTGCATCCCGCCGCTCCCCAACCCGGTCGAACCGGACGGAACCTGCGACTGGGCATAAGAGGGATGGTCCCCGTCCGGATGGGGTGAGCCAGAAAGGGCGGACTGGCTCCATAGCAGTTCATTTTTTTTCAGGGACCGGTATCTGAACGGGGCCGCAGTGGCGACCCGGTAGTGCCCTTCTCCATCTTCCTGCAAGTGCAAGATGGCCGCGTTGTGTCGGGAGTCTGAATTCGTTTTCCCCCTAATCTGGCTGGCAAACAGTGCTACAGCCTTGTTGTGGCCCATATCGCGCCTGATCTCGTTCATATTGCCGATCGTATCGCGCACAAATGATATGGCATCAGGGTATCCCTGCGAACGGATGTCACGTCCATGCTGGGCTTCGATATGGAGACGACCGTAATTGTCTCCGGCTTTTTCCGCCCCTGAGCCGGGGAAGTAATGTTGACCTTCTGACAGGATAATGGGCAACGACGGCACGCCGTCTATTCCTTCCGGAATGTGCCCAACCTGAACAGGCGCATCAAGCGGCGTGCCCGGAACGTCCTCGGGTCGCGTCGGTGGCCATGGCCGATCATCCATCCCCTGCGCCTGATCCTGCGCCCGTGTGGGGATTTCCTGCCCTGCCCCTTCGGGGTCAATCGCATCCGTCAGTTCACCCACCACGTTGGGGCGGTCCTGCGCCAGGGCGGCGATAGCCTCGTTCGTCGCGACGTTGCGCGCCTCGGGCGACAGGCTTTCCATCCGGTCGGATACCGGGTTGGCCATGTCATCCAGCGTGGGGGCCGTGTCCTTGGTCGGCTGGGCCTTTTCCAGTTCGCGCGCCGGGAACGCCATGTGCATGCCGCCGCCCAGCAGGCCGCCAAACGCCACGTTTGTCAGCGCCTGCCCCATGGTCCAGTCGTTATGCTCGTCCTGCGAGATGCCGTAATTCAGCGGCTCAAGCACCGCCTGTCCGGCCATGCCCTGCGTGGCGCCAGCCAGCCCGCGGGCTGCCAGACTGCTATCGACGCCGATCCGGCCAAGGATGGATGCCGCGCGGGCCTCCCCCATGCCCGGCACGAAGGCTGAGGCGACATTCAGCGGATCAAGGAACTGTGGCAGTAGACCGCCGCCAATTCGGGCCGTCCCGCCCAGTATGCCGCCCGGCCCGCTGGCCATGGTGGCCTGCCGGACGGCCTGTGCATGTTTCTGCTGGTACAGGTCGTTGGCCAGCGCATCTGACACTGGTACGCTGAACTTCAGGCCCGGCGCCTGATAGCGGCTGTTGGCCTGATCGGCTGTCAGGATGTTCGGGTCCAGTGCCTGCGCGCGATGGCGCACCCAGTCGGCAATGCCCATGATGGGCGTATCGTGGATGCCTTCCGACACGGCCGCGCCAAGGGTCTGCCCCAGCGTGGACTGCATGTTGTCCGTGCCCTGCTGCTGGACGGATGCGGCTTCAATCGGGTCACCACTGATGAATGGCATCAGCCCAGTCCCCCTGACTGCACGGTGTTGAGCGAACCCAGATACGGCGCGGACGATCCGCCCTTGCCATACTGGCCGGAGCGCATGCCGTCGAATGTGACGGTCACCGGGCTGCCGTCCTTGCGGCGCATGACATAGGGCGTGGCCCCGTTGCGCGGCGGGATGACCAGTACAAGGCCGCTTTCATCATTATTGGGCACCCACTGGCCGCCTGCGCGTGCGGCGCTGATGCCGAAATCCCTGCGGTCCTGATCGGTCAGGCCCGGCACCGTGCCGGGGATCTGGGCGAGGTCGGATGGCCTGAGTGATGACAGGACACTGGCCGTAGCCGTGCGCGCGGCAGGCAGCATGCCCTTGGGCACGCGCATGCTTCCCGAAATGTCGTATTTGCTGTTGATGATGCCATCAACCGCGTTGGTCAGGGCCGTGCTGCTGTCCTGCCCGTGGGCGATGTAATAGAGCGCCAGCCGTTTGGTCGCATCATGCACGGTGCGATAGAGCGCATCGCCCCCGCTGCTGTTGATGGTGGTGGCACGAAAGGCGGCAAGTTGGTCCTCCACCGGGTCATCGCCGCCCTTGGGAAGGATGTTGCTGGCAGCCTGTCCGGCCGCTTCCTGCAACTGGGGCATCGTCCCCGCCTGTACTGCGCGCTGGAAATCGGCGCGGGCCATGGTCTGGTCCGCCGTATCCATGTTTGCCAGCACCTGATAGTCGGGCGGAAGTTTCCCGTTCTGGACCAGTTCACCAAACGCCTTCGGCCATTGCTGACCATACTGCCGGGCAATGCCGTCCATGGTCTGGCCGATATCTTCCTTGGCGGGATCGGCGCTGGAAATCTTCTGAGAAAGCGCCTGAACCTGATCGTTTGTCAGGATGCGGGGCGTCTGGTTGGGCGCAAGGTAACGCTGCATGGCCATGCTCTGTGCGGCGTAAGCCTGTTGCGCCTGCGCCATCTGCGCGGGATCGCCCGACTGCTGCGCTGCCTGCACGGCCTGTGCCGCCTGCTGCAGGGCGGGGGCGCTGGCGACGTAGGTGGCCGGGTCTTTCTTCATCGCCTCCATCCGCTGGGTGATGACGGCGTTACGCATGCTCGCCACCTGCACACGCCGCTGATAACTGCCGATATCCTCGCCATTACGCATGGCGTCGGTATCGCGCTGCATGGCGGCGGCTACCTGATCGGGCGGGGCGAAGCGCAGGGCGTTGGCTTCGTCCGCGCCCTGCCGCATGATCTGCAATCCCTGAATGGTACGCTCTGCCTGATCGGGTTCCTGCAACTGCCGGATCTGGGCTTCGGGAATATCGTTAGTGGTGTTGCCATGAGCGTAGGCTGAACCAAGATCACGCAGGCTGTCAGCCAGTTGCCCGCGCTGGGTTGCGGTTGTGGCTTCCCATATGGACTTGTCGCGGCTGAGCAGCGAATAGGCATGGGTCTTGGCCTCGTCCGCGATGGGCAGCTTCGAGATGGCGACCTCGCGCGCGTTCCAGTCCGGCGCGGTGTGGGATGGTGGCTCATTGGGCGTGGTCTGCGCGGCACCGGCGCGAGAGACGTAATTACGGGTTTCGTTGAACGGAATGGCCGCTACGAAGTCCGCATCACTGATGCCGCCCGTGCGTGGGTCGCCAATGTCCTTAACCCACCTGTCCACGTTGCCCGGTCCCGCATTGTAGGCAGCACAGGCCAGCGTCTGGTTGCCGCCATATTTCTGGCATAGCTGGCTGAAATAAGCCTGTCCCAGCGCCTGATTATAGGCCCCGTCCTGACGGAAGCGGGTTTCATCCCACGGCAGCCCGACCGACTGCGCCACCTGTCGGGCCGTATCGGGCATGAGCTGTGCCTTACCTGTTGATTTTCACTGAGAACTGACCCGGGTAGGGCGGAAATTTTCATCGAGATTTGACCCATGCCTTCACACTCCCCGGCAGCATCTGCTGGGGGTTTGAGGAGTGATTGACATGGAGCTTCTGAGTGTGATCCGTCGGTGGCACTGCCGGGATCATCTTCCGATCCGCGAGATCGAACGCCGGACGGGACTGTCACGCAATACGATCCGGAAATATCTCCGGGCACAGAGTATTGAACCGCGGTTCCAGGTACCCGAACGTCCCAGCCGACTGGACCCGTTTGCTGACAGGCTGAGGGGATGGCTGGTCCTGGAAGCCGCCCGATCCCGCAAGAACCGGCGCACGGCGCGACGACTGCATGAAGACCTTGTGGCGCTGGGTTATGATGGGTCCTACGGACGGGTGGCCGCTTTCATCCGGCAGTGGAAACACGAACAGCGCCAGGCACGCCAGACAACGGGTCGGGGTGTTTTCGTGCCCCTGTGCTTCCAGCCCGGGGAAGCCTTCCAGTTCGACTGGGGCGAGGACTGGGCGGTGATTGCCGGGCATCGCGTCAAGCTGCAGGTTGCCCACACCAAACTGTCCTTCAGCCGGGCCTTCATACTCAGGGCCTATCCCCTGCAGACCCACGAGATGCTTTTCGATGCGCTTACCGAGGCCTTCCGCGTGCTCGGTGGCGTGCCGCGGCGGGGTATTTTTGACAACATGAAGACCGCCGTGGACCGGATTGGGTCAGGCAAGGCACGTCAGGTCAATCTGCGCTTCATGGCCCTGGCCAGCCATTATCTGTTCGAGGCGACCTTCTGCAATCCGGCAGCCGGATGGGAGAAAGGGCAGATCGAGAAGACCGTGCAGGATGCCCGGCGCCAGATCTGGCAGGATCTGCCTGCCTTTCCTGATCTGGGGGCGCTGAACGCCTGGCTGGAAGCCCGCTGCCTGGACTGTTGGGAACGGCTGCAGCATGCTGAATTGCCGCACAGCGTCTCCGAGGTCCATGCCAGCGAACGTCCCTACCTCATGATCCCAGGGCGTCCCTTTGACGGGTTTGTCGAACAGACCAAGCGCGTCTCACCAACCTGCCTGATCCAGTTCGAAGGCAACCGCTACAGCGTGCCGGCCTCCTTTGCCAATCGTCCGGTCAGCCTGCGGGTTTATCCCGACAAGCTGCGCATTATCGCCGAAGGGCAGGTTCTGTGCGTGCATGACCGGATCATCACGCGTTCGCATGGTGTGCCAGGCCGCACGGTGTATGACTGGCGGCATTATCTGGCGGTGATCCAGCGCAAACCGGGCGCCCTGCGCAATGGCGCGCCGTTTACCGAATTGCCAGCCGCCTTCCGGACCCTGCAGGACCAACTGCTCAGGCGGCCTGGAGGCGACCGGGAAATGGCTGAAATACTGGCTCTTGTGCTGCAGCATGATGAGCAGGCTGTCCTCTGCGCAGTTGAACTGGCTCTTGAAGACGGCGTGGCGACCAAGACCCATGTTCTCAATACGCTTCATCGCCTGATCGATGCCAAGAGAACCGTGGTTCCCCGGCTTGATGCCCCACAGGCCCTGGTGCTCGAACACGAACCGTGCGCCGATACAGGGCGGTATGACATCCTGCGAAGGGACAGCCGCCATGCGTCATGATCCTGCTGCTGCTTCACTTGTCGTCATGCTCCGTGGATTGCGGATGTATGGCATGGCCCAGGCCACGGCCGACCTCATCGAGCAGGGCGCGCCCGCCTTCGAGGCGGCCATCCCCATCCTCTCGCAGCTCCTGAAGGCGGAACTGGCCGAACGCGAAGTCCGCTCCATCGCCTACCAGACAAAGACCGCCCGGTTCCCCGCCTACAAGGACCTGTCCGGGTTCTCCTTTGCCAATACGCAGGTCAACGAGCCCATGATCCGCCAGCTCCATGGCGGGGACTTCATCGAGCGTGCTGAAAATGTCGTGCTGATCGGCGGCCCGGGAACCGGGAAAACCCACCTGGCGACCGCGCTGGCCATCCAGGCGATCACCCATCACCGCAAGAAGGCGCGCTTCTGGTCAACGGTCGACCTGGTCAATGCGCTTGAACAGGAAAAGACCGCCAACCGGGCCGGGCAGATTGCCGACAGGCTGCTCCGCCTGGATCTCGTGATCCTTGATGAACTCGGTTATCTCCCCTTCAGTGCATCAGGGGGCGCCCTGCTGTTCCATCTGCTCAGCCGCCTCTACGAGCGCACCAGTGTCATCATCACAACCAATCTGAGCTTCAGTGAATGGGGAGACGTCTTTGGTGACCCGAAGATGACGACGGCGCTCCTCGATCGGCTGACCCATCACTGTCATATCCTCGAGACAGGAAATGACAGCTACAGGTTCCGCGCCAGCACCGCCGCGTCAAAAAACAGAAAGGACAGATCCTCTTCTTGACCGCCCGCCCGACTACGCCTGAAATAGCAGCTGGCTGGGTCAATTCCTGATGAAAAACCCGGGTCAGTTCTCAGTGAAAATCAACAGCCCGGCGTATCAGACGCCTTTGTTTCGGTGCCCGGCTGCGTGGCTTCGGGACTGGAAATATCGGTCGGCGGGGAAGCCGCACCCGGCTGGTCGCCAAGGATATTGCCGCCTTCTGGCGAGGTCGGCGCGGCAGATGCGGGCGGCGCGCCATCGGCGGCAGGGGTTGCGGTAGCAGACGTGTCCGCTTCAGTCGTCACTGGCTATCGTCTCCGAAAGGACTTTATCAACCAGCCCGTCGCCTGCGTTTGTGAGTACGGCATGCAACTGGATACCAATGTTGCGCTGTCCCTCACGAAATGCCGTGGTCAACGCATCACCGGGTACGTAAGACGCCTGCATGAGGCCGGTCATCGCCATGATGCGGGCCAGAACGCGCCTGCCCCGCGCGTCGGCTCCAAGCCACTGCAGGTCAAGCTGCTCGACCGATGCCCTGGCCTTGCGCCGCGTGCGCCGCTCTGAAACCTGATCATGGTCATACGGATCGGTCGCCATCATCCGATCCCGCTTGTAATGGCCTGTAGCGCGTTCATTCCGCCGCCTACATCCGCATCAGACAGGTTCTTGGCTCCTGCCGCCAGTTGCTGGGCCTGCTCGGCTGCCGCCTGCTGCTGTTGCTGGTAGGCGCGCTGCTGTCGAAGCTGCGCCACCTGTTCAGGCGTTGCGACGTTGCGCGGGTCGATACCCAGCAGGTCGGCATATTCCTGCACGGTGAAATCAAGCTGCAGGTTGTCCAGCACGCCCTGATTCACACTGGCCAGCCCCGCACAGAACTTGGTGAACTGCTCAAGCCCCGTGGTCTCGGTTGCGCGCTGGGCCTGCGCCAGAACGGATATATAGCTGATGCGCAGCCCGGTACGACCCATCGCCTGTGGCCTTGGGGGCAGCAGGCCACCGCGTTCCATGATGTCGAACGTGGTGCCGATGATGGGGTCAAGTGCTTCGTTATGAAACCGCTCAAGCACCGGGCCAAGGGCCAGCAGTTTTTCCTGCTGCCGGACATTGATCTCTGCTGCCGTAACCGGCTGCGCCTGATCCATCTGGCTGACCATCAGGATCAGGTCATTCTTCAGCGTTTTCTGGATCTGCTGCTGAAAGGCGACAACGCGTTCCTGCAATGGCTCTATGGATGGCGTGGTCTGGTAGACCGGACGCAATCCGCCGCCAGCACCCACCTGGTTCAGGCCGGGAACATAATTCAGGCCGGACGGCAGCAGACTGACCAGCGTGTTCTGCATGCTGGCGTCGGCCATCATCGGGGGGCGCACGTATTTGTCTACGGCCTCGGCCAGACGAAGCTGGGCAACCTGCAGCGACTTTACATCTGGAAGCGCATCTTCCGCCGGGCCATGGCCATACGGGTCATTGCTTACGGCATGCCAGCGGGGCGCAATGAACGGTTTTTTCGGGTATCCCTCGATCAGCAGCGCCGAGCGGTCACGTCGCCCGTATTCGTAATAGATGCCGATATAGGGCTGCCCCTGCCATCCCAGCGCGCCGGGCATGTGCTGCGTGTTCGGCATGATTGCATGCACGACCGGAACTTCCAGCGTAAGCTGGTTGTTGTCCCATAGCTGCTGGATGGTGGGTGAACAGTTTTCGTACCCGAACCGGCGCACAAGCTGGTCAGCATTCTGCACATATTCACGGAACAGCGTGTCAATCTCGCCGCGTGCGTTCTGTGCCACGTAGAACTCGCCCGCCGTGAGCGGATAGAACCGCACCACGTCTTCGAAATCCTGCAAGATGATGGTGGCGCCGGTGCCAAAGCCTGCGATTTCCTCATAAAGCTGGGCCATCGCGCTGTAGAAATTGCCCGTAGCGAACACACGCATGAGACGCTGCTGACACACCGCCAGCCATGCTTTCACATCCGGGTCTTCATTCAATTCGTCATTACTGGTTTCCATGCGGAACCAGTCGCGCGCCGGGCTGCTGATGCCCGCCATCAGGAACGCAGCAAGGTTTGCCACGCCGATAGTGGCCGTCCGGTCCACGATCTGCGGTCCCTTGACGCGGCCACGGCTCGACTGGTTTGGCACGTTGAAATAACGGCCACGTGTCGGCAGGATGAAATGGCTGATCTCGCGCCACGTCTGTCGCCACGTGTTGCGGACATTGCGCATGAGGATAAGCCTGCGGTCCGTCTGGTCACGCAGGACATAAGCCGGGTCATTCTGCTGCGTGGCGCCCGCCATGTTCAGCCGCCCAACAGGGTCTTTGGCGCGTTGGTCGCGGTCTGGCTGATGCCCTGCGCGCCCGTCAGCAACGTGGACCCGAAGCCACCCGCCAGCTTCGCGGCATTCGTGGTGGAGGCAACCTGCTGCGCCCCGCTATTGTTTACCTGCTGCCCGGCCATGGGCGCGGGCGTGAGGGCTTGGATTTTCGGCGTTCCCATAGAACGGGCATTTGCGCCCGTTTGTGAGTACGATCACGATCCCCATGGATCGTATGTCTGCTGGGCGCCCGGACTGGCCAGCCCCGCCTTGGCAAGATAGTTCGGCATCACGCTTTCAACGCTCGGCAGCATCACCACCAGATAGCGTGTGGCATCCATCAGATGGTCGTTCTTCTTCACGATCTTTCCGTGATCGTCGCGCCGGTAGATGCGATATTCGGCCAGCCATGACTGCAATGTGCTGAACACCCTGAGTCTGCCCGACGACATGCGTTCGAGAACTTCCATGATCCCGGCTTCAACGCCATTTCTGGCGGCCACCAGTATCAGGCCAAGGTCGATATAGTTCTGGAAAAGCTGCTGCCCGTCCGTCTGCCCACGCCCGCGGGATGCCGGATCTATGGTTCCGTTCATCCACGCACCACGCGCCCTGATGGCCTCGGCATGCACGGCAGGTTCAGCCTGTCCTCGATAATGCTCGCTATAGAGGTAGAGCGTATCGCTATCCCGATCATGCGCGCCCCATATAGCCGCCGTCCGGTTCCAGCCTACGTCCAGCGCATAGGCACGCGGCCAGAATGTGGGAATGTCGAAGGGCGCGCATACGATATCGCTTTCCGGTACGGGATAGATGGCACCAGAACCAAGCTGCGGCACACCCTTGGATCGCGCATCGCGCTGATACGGCGGCAGGTCGCGCAGCAGGTCCTCCTTCTGTTCCGCGCTCAGGTGCGGCACGTCATCCCACGTGCAGGTTCCAACCCAGCGGCTCAATCGTCACTCTCGGGCATCTTGCCATCCTCAAGGAACGACATGACCACATCGGACATGCCTTCCAGCGGTGTAAAGGTCATGATCACCATGCCATCCGTAGTCATGGTCCGGATCAGGGCCTCGGTATAGACATCCATCGGCGGCTCCTCATCGAGCCACACCAGATCCTGTTCGGTGCCTTCGAAGCTGCCACGCCCCTGTTGGTACGCCTTCATGCCTAGCACGGACCAGCCGCCCGACTGATGCCGGACCTGAATGGTGTCCGCCAGATCGGCCACGCCCTGTTTCCACGTCACGCCGCCAATATCATCGCCGGGCACAAGCCCGGTGCCGCTGAACTGCTTTGCCTGCCCATTGCGCGACACGCTACCAAACAGCTTGGCCTGAATGATGTCGCGGGTCGTCTCGTTGGTCTTGCCCGCCGCCCATGCACGGATGGGCCGGTCAAACCGCCTGCCTTCCCACCAGTGCGGATAGCGCCCGGTCAGGTGAAGGGCAGTTTCATAGCCGCCCATTCCTTCCGTCTTGCCAACGCGGTTGGCGGCCAGCATCAGCCGTTCCCGGTCTTTCAGGCCCGCACGGAAAAAGGCCATGTGCTTCGGATAGAGTTCCCGCCGCAATGGCCCATGATCCGGGTAATAGGTGAACAGCTTGCGACGCGACTGGCGGTATCGCTTTTCCTCAAGGATCGCCAGCATCTCACGCTTTTCATCCGTGCTGAGCAGGTCAAGATTTATCGCCACCGCCCGCCTGCGCCATCAGTGCCCTGAGCCGCGCATCAAGCTGATCGTCCGGCATCTGGTTCATGGCGACCTCCCCAGAGTGTTCAAGGTTCAGCTTGTCGCCATACTGCTTGGGAAGAAGTTTGGACAACAGCCATTTGCGACTATCCACACGCAATCGGCTGCGCTGCACCACATCCTGATTGACGCGATCATTTCCATCCGCATCCTGGTAGGTGTCGTTTCGTCCATCATCGGAAATCACCAGGATATCGTCGGCCAGCGTCATCAGTCCTGCCTCGCGCGCGCACGCGTATCTGCTCGCGAAGCCGTCATGATCGGTCAGAACCCAATGATTAACTGCGCCACGCGATGGCATTCCTTTCTGGTCACAGATCGACGCCAGACTTTCACCATCGCTCAGCCGCTCCAAAATCTCATCAGCGATATCTGGCGCGTAAAGACGGTGCTTAGGAGCCATTACCCCTCACCTCCATAAAATACCCCACATCGCGCTCCCGCTTGAGCGACACCTTGGCATGCCCACCGCATCCGAGCGCAATGATGGTGTTGCGCATCACGGTCGCCTTGAACCGCAACGTCATATCCGGATCTTCCGGCTCATCATCCGGATCGGTCCAGATAGCGGAAATCATATCCGTATCACTCACGATCACGCCCGGCCGACGCATCAGTCTGCGCATCATCGCGTAGGCCATCGGATCGAGCCTGATTTGCCCGCGCGGTCCAGACAGGGTGCGTGTTTCAATATCGAGGGAAAGCGTGCCCGCCCGGTAAACCTCGCCCTGCATCACTGACATGCCTACGCTCCGAACAGCATATGGAAATGATCACCTGTTATTCTTCCACCCATTCAACAGGAGACCATAGACAAACTTCCGCAGGGTATTTTTATTATATGAATACAGGGGTTGGTACCGTTTTTCTTCACCATGCCTCTGATCGTTCACCCGCGCTCACATCACGGAACCACGTTGTCGGACCATCAAACAGCATATCCACAATACCTGTCCGTCCACCCCGGTTTTTCAGCACGATGATTTCGGCTTTACCGCGTGAACGGTCGAGCGCGTCAAGAAACGTCACCCGGCGTTTTTCGTACATCACATCCGTCTCGTTCGTGTTGCGCACCGGCTGTCCATCTGTGCCCATCCGCGTCTGCAGGACGTGTTCCTCGCGGTAGAGGGCCATGACACACCGGGCATCCTGCTCGATCGCACCGGAATCACGCAGGTCGGACAATACGGGCCGCCTGTCCTCCCGGTTTTCGGACTGCCGGTTAAGCTGTGACAGGGCGATGACAGGCACCTTGAGTTCCCGCGCCATGCGGGCAAGGTCCCCACTGATTTCGGTCATTTCCAGCGTGCGGTTACCTGAACGCCGTGCCACAGCGGAACCACGCATCAGCCCCATGTAATCCACCACGACAAACCTCAGCCCCCGCTTCGAACGCTTCAACTGCCGGGCACGGGCCAACAGTTGGGGCACCGTGATCCCTTCCCGGTCATCAATCGAAAGCGGGATTCCCTTCAACGCCATGGAAGCCTCGACCATCCGGGCCATGTCGTGCTGGCTGATCCGCTCCGGCTGTCCTGCCCGGTCGTTCATGCCTGTCAGCACCATGTCCAGCGGCATACGAACCCTGGCGGCGATGACACGGCCCATCAGTTCCTCGGCCGACATCTCGCCTGACCAGAAAAGACCCCGCCCGTTCAGTTGGGCCATCCTTACCGCCAGCGACAGCGCAAGCCCGGATTTTCCAATGCCGGGCCGTGCGGCAACGACATACATCGCGCCTGGCCGAAAGCCACGGATCCGGTTGTTCAGTTCCGCAAAGCCGGTATCCAGCCCGGACAGAAACTGCCCCGCCTGCCAATGGCTGTTCGTTTCCTCCATCAGCGCCTGCCCGGCGGCAAATGCAGTGACGGTTGGCCTGCTGGCATCGGTGCCCTTGGACAGGGCTTCCAGATGCTCCAGCGCCTCGGTCAGGATGTCATCGGCTGTTGCTTCGGAACTGGCGGCCCGTGCCCGCATTTCGTCGGCATAGGTCTGGATCGACCGCTTGACCCAACACGCGGCAACCGAGCGCGCTGCCTCGCGGGCCATGCGCACATCAGCGGCCGAGATGATGCCGGGCAGATGTTTGGCCAGCCATTCGGTCCCAAGGTATTCGCTCGACCGGATCTGAGGCGCGATGGTCACGGGCGAGACCTGTCGGCCAGATGTGATTTCGCCCTGCACCAGCCGGAACATCTCGGCCATGTCGTTGTGGTAGAAATGCTCCGGTTTCACCACGTCCGCCACGCTATCGTAGGCGGCGTTGTCCAACAGGATCGAGCCGATCACGCAGGCTTCGGCCATGGCGTTGGCTGGCACTTCCTGCACCTTCGGCTCGAAATGCAACACCTCAGCCATGGGCGGCTTCCTTCAGCGGAAAATGCTCCAGCCGGGGTGACAGGCCCTCGTAGCCATTCTTGGCCCACTGCCGCGCCGCATCCTCGTAGGCTGCCCTGTCGAACTTCGTCTCGTCGGCTGAGGGCCTGGGAAGCACGCCTTCATCGGCCCAGCGATCGTTGTTGAGCCATGTTGCAGGATGGGGAATGTAGTTCGCATCGGATGACCATGGCGTTGCGGCGATAGCGGCCACCAGCGTTTCGAGACTGACCTTGCCGATGGCCCTGGCGAACGCACGGCGCGCCTTGGGCTTGCCCACTTTCCGCGGATAGGCTGCCCAGAACTGCTCGAACACCGCCTCGTCCGGCTGTGGCCTGCTGGCACGGACGGTCTTGGGTCTGGGGTCGGATGGCTGTTCAGCGTCGCCAAAAAATTCGTCCCCTGGCAAGGGGACTATAGGGGTATTTCTAGCTTCTAGCTTCTTGAGTTTATCCCTCGGCTTATCCCTATCCTTAACCGGGGGGTTAACCCCCTCCCCATCATTTTCCGCATCATTCTGAACCAGTGCGGGATTACCCCCTTTGCGCCCATGTTCAGCCGAAATGTCAGAGTTTTCCTTGTCCCGCACCATGCGGCGGGAGAAAATGAATCCCTCACCATCGACGCTGAACACGCCATTTTCTTCCAGTTCGGCAAGCAGTTTCCGCACTTCCCGATCGCTTCCGTTTGTCAGTCCCGCAAGCTGTTTTGCGCTGACTTTCCTGCCGGAAATCTCGAAAAAACCGATGCGATCTGCAGCGTGCATAATGGCCAGCATCTCCATCCACAGACCGCGTGCCGCGTATGAACAGGACTTCAGGGCAAGGTCATTCTGCCAGTCCTTCCACCAGAACTTGGACCAGTCATAACGCTTTTTGCGGGTGACGCGGCTCATCACTCATCCTCCGCAAAATCGCAGAAATAACCGAGGACCTTGCCGGTTATGGCAGCTTCCACCCGCATCATCTCAAGGTCCGGGGCTGATCGCACCGCTGCGATAAAGGTACGGGAGAGTTCCTGCCGCGCCATGAACATGCGGGCCAGATCGGCCTTGTGGCCACCCTGCATGAGCATGTCGCGCATGACGGGATCTTCGGGGAAATGGCGGCTGTTATGGCCGCGCTGGGGCATGGGAATGACGTTCATGCGTGTATTCCGTGCTGGGGCCGGTCTGTGTTGACCGCCCGGGAAACTTTGTCGGGAGTGATGGAGGGATGTGCGCAGCCCTTCATCGACGCGAGCGCCTGTGCCACAGGTCGGCCCGCCACTTGGCAATTTCGGCATTGTGGATGTGGATGCGGCAGATGGACCGCCAGCGGGCAGCCATCTTCAGGCAAAACCATTCCCAGATCATGCAGCCTCTTTCTTGAGCGCATCGAGACGTGCGCTGAGCAGTTCGGCCTCAGCGATGTGTCGTCGCTGTTCGGCCTCCAGGTGGGCCGCGAACCGGGCGCGCACGCGCAGCCATTCGCCTGCGGTAACGCTCCTGATTTCGCGATAGATACAAGCGCGGACCCGCCGTTCCGTCAGGCCAAGAAGCCGCGCGGTATCGTGGATGGCCGCCTTCATCCCGCGTGCTTCCTTGCGGGCGCGGACGGCTTCCGTGACGATATCGGCAAACTCATTGACTGCGATTTCGGCTGTCATTTGTGCCCCTCGGACAAAATGCTCCACGCGCCTGGACGAAATACTCCACGGCATTGGACAACTCCTGTTGCTAAATTCCGGTTGTCGAGGCCGGATGCAGCAACAGGACGAAGGAGCGTATGGAGGAAACTGGAAAACGGAACGATGTCACGACGGGGCTGGACGCCCTGTCGCGCATCGACATGGCCCTGCTGGGGCTGGCGCAACTGCGCGCGCAGGCCGGTGCGTATGAATACGTGCAGGCCGCAAAACTGTGCACGGCGCTGAGCGCCACGATCCTGTCGCCCACCCTGCTGCCGGTCACCACCATTCCCATGGCGCCGGTCGTGAGCCAGCCGCTGAACCGCCTGATCCACGGGCTGCAGCATGTGGGGGTGGTTTAGGGAGAGGGCAGCACAGGGCATCAGATGCCCTCACCCGTGCCATGCGTACCGGGCTGTAGGGCCGCATCACCAGACGTGGCTACAGTTTCAGCACGGGAAGGAGTCGTAACCTCCTTCCCGTTTTCACCATCTTGCACAGAGGATGAAGCCTGTGACTGAATCTCAGCCAACCATGTCATTAAAACTTCTGGGCGTACGTCGCGGAGATCCAGACCTGCCATCACAGAACGCAGAACTTCGGATATTGATGACCGCAGTTGGCCCAGACTTTCCGGTGACAGGAATTCTGACAGTTCAGGTTCCAGACTGCGTAGTAGTTCAGAACCTTCATAGCGGAGTGTTGATGTTGCCTCCGCTAGTTTTGCAGCAAGTCGTGGCCGGATATTATACGGAACTGCAATCAAGTAGGGGACCGCGCCTGGAGTAACCAGAACGCCCATATCCAATGCTGCCCGGCAGAAATGCGGAAAGTCTTCACTCACCGCCCACTCTCCCCTGCCCACCATCCCGCACGACCGTCACGCCATCGAACAGGTCCGGGCGGAGTTCTTCGCGGGGAATCGAATACACCTTCTCAATCCTGAGCAGGTGCGGGACGGGTATCGCCTTCCACTTCAGCACAGCGGAATGCGTTTTCATCCCGAGAGCACGGGACAGTTTGCACGCCCCACCGGCACGGGAAATGAGTTCTGCTGGTTTCATACTCAATTTGTCTCTTATAGAGACTATGAAGGTCAAGCAAAAACGTCTCTTAGGGAGGCACATTAATTTGGAAATGATGAAATGATGTCCCAATGAGTGACACCATTGGTACACGGCTACGGCATATCCGCGAGAAAAAGGGTCTCAACCAGATTGATGTTGGTGAGGCTGTAGGGATCAGCCGTTCTTATCTTTCCGACATCGAGGCCGGAAAAAAGGATGGAAGCATCAAGACGATTACCGCCTTAGCGCAGTATTACGATGTTTCCCTAGACTATCTTGCGGGCCTTCCGGTTCCTGCGATCCAGAGTAATGAGGACATCGCTCATGATGACTTTGAGCGTATCCTCCTCAAAATCTGGCGCGCGATGAGCCAGGAAGAGCGTATGGGTCTGATGGCGCTTCTCAAGGCCAGAATTGATACCAATGCGGCCTAACCCTTCCCTCATAACTCGTAGGTCTCCAACCGCGTGCTCGCTCATTGTTTCCTTTTTGTTCCTTCAAGGCATTACAAGTTCCACGCAAGGGGAATTATACAAAATCTAGATATAAACGATTGAAATATGAATAGACTATAAACAAGAAAGATTATATTAATGGAGATACGCACCTCCCATGTGTTCTGATATCGTGGACGACATGAGCAAGGCGACATTCACAATCGCATATGACGGTCCGGCGTTGAAAAATCACGCAATGGATGTGCGCGCCCTAGCTCCTGCCTTATTGGGGTTTGGCACATTATTTGAAGCTGCCAACTCAACACTCAATGGTGAAAGCGCCAAAACAAAAGTCCAAGTTACAGCTTTGGAAAGCGGTAGCTTTCAAATTTCTTTCGAAGTTGTCCAGACTTTTTATAGTCATATAGTAGCAATTTTATCGGGTCCGACTATATCGGCCGCAGCAAACTTGCAGAGCTTGCTTGGATTTGGTGGCGTTATTGGCGGTATAATATATCTCATCAAAAAATTTCGTGGGAAATCTCCTGATAAAGTTACTCCCCTTAAAGATGGAATGGTACGTCTCCAATATGGAGACGAAACTGTTGACATACCAATTGAATGCCTAAAGTTATTACAAAGCTTGCCTGTCAGAGATGCTTTGCAAAAAATCATAGAAGAACCCCTCAAAATGGATGGAATTGAAGTATTTGAGGTGAGAAGTGGCGGGAAAACGATAGAAAGTATTAATAGATCTGAGTCTGTATATTTTGCAAGGCCCTCAGTTCCTGATGAAATTTTGGTTGACGACCACAGGCGCGCCGCATTTTCTATCATGGCACTCGCCTTCAAAGATGACAATAAATGGCGTCTATTTGACGGAACAAATACTATTAGCGCAAGCATAGAGGACCATGATTTCCTTCGAAGAGTAAATTTAAATGAAGTGTCCTTTTCAAAAGGAGATGTGTTAGTCTGTGATATTCATATCATCCAGAAACAAACTGATAATGGCTTAAAAACAGAATATACCGTTGAAAAAGTGATTGATCATAAACCTGCAGCTCGACAGATACCTTTTGATTTCGAATAAATTATTTTACCCCGCTCCAGCAGGGTTTTCTTTTGCCTACTCCTCCATCTCTGGCACGTCCCCCACGCTATCAAGAATCTCCGGCTCGCCATAGTCCCCAGCATCCTCATCCACTTCCATACGGACGAAGAGCGCCCCGGCCATAGACGTGCCGCCAGCAGCGACCTTATCGGTCCTGCGCCTTCCTTCTTCTACTGACCGGTATACAATGGGCGTGCCTGGCTCAAGCTGTGCGCTGCCCCGTTTGGGCTTTCCCCAGATATACGGCTGGAAAATGATTCGTTCGGTAGCAGCCATTAGTCTCTCCTCTGATGACGTTCATATTGTGTTCCTTCCATCAAAAGGAAAGTGAATTCGGCATGACCGATATTTGTCTCTTTAGGAGACTTTTCCCTTGACGAAGCACGTCTCTTTGGGAGACTTTAAGCCCATCACCTGCTGACGGAGCGGCTGAACCCACGAAAATCCCGTGGCCGATATACCTCCTGACGCTGGTGAGACACTCATTTTGAGTCGGGAGAGGCTTAATGTCAGGACGACACGGACGGATCGAAGGTGCGCGACTGCACTTCCGCCTGCCCCCAGATCTCAAGCAATGGCTTGAGGATCGCGCAGCAGGTCGGGTCCGGACCATGACCAGTGAGCTGGTCACCATTCTTGAAGAGACACGTAGCGATGAAAAGGCGAAGCGGGCGGTAGCAAGGCAGTCCCTCGTGCCCCAGCATGCGTCCGCAAAACGGACGGATGCGGACATTGGTTCGCCCAGTATGGCAAATCAAACATCCCCAGCCCCTGCCCTGTCCCACGCTGAAATCGACTTTGGCGAGGCCATCCAGAACTTGTCGCGCGAGAAGCTGATTGCGTTGGCCGATGACCAGTGCAGCAAGCTGTGCCTGATGTGGGAGAACGTGCTGGAACTGCTCACCCTCAATCTGGACGACCGCCGGGTGTACGAAATCGCGCAGGACATGGCGGAAACGCTGAACGACAATTCCGTGGAACATGAAGTGTTCTATGGCGGCAAGGCGCGTGAACGGCTGCTGTCGCTATTCCCTGCCCTTCGCGGTGAAGGGAATGCGGCATGAGCAACGTCACGATCAATGGCAGGCCGGTATCCATTCTGGAATATCGTGGGCAGCGCGTCGTCACGCTGGCTATGGTTGATGCCTTACACCAGCGGATCGAGGATACCGCAGGGCGTAACTTCCGCGCCAACCGCAAACGCTTCATTGAAGACACGGATTTCTTCTCCGTTTGCACCGACGAAATTCGTCGGAACAAAATCATGGAGATTTCCGCCAAAGCACGCGGTGAAATCACCCTGCTGACCGAAAGCGGTTACCTGATGCTGGTGAAGTCCTTCACGGACGATCTGGCATGGACGGTGCAGCGCGAACTGGTCACCGGCTACTTCCGCGCGCCCCGGCAGCCGGACCTGCCCCGCAATCCGCTCGCCACCATGGAACCGACCGAACTGAACGCCCGCATCGGCGCATGCCGACAGGCTTCGCGCCAGTGGGGAAAGTCAGCCGGTGCGTGGGCATGGATGAAGGCGGGATTGCCCCGGCCACCGCGAGAACTGCTCAGCGCGGCCGAGAATGCGGTGCTGGATGCTGTTGATGGCAGCAAGCCTGCACCACCGCCGGTCCAGCGCCGGATCATGATTATTGAAGATGTTCAGGGAGGGCTGCGCTGATGGGTGCGAAACAGACTGATTCTGACAGTGCCCTCATGATCGCGGGCATGGTGACAGATGCGCACGGCAAGGTGGAACGCTACATCACGTCCCTCAACCGCCTTCCGGCAGATGGCCTGCCTGCCGACTTCGCCGCAGCCGTCCTGCTGGTCAACAATGCCACCGAGATCATCCTCGGCCGGTACGGGGCCGCCGCCGCCCGCACCCTGCTTGATGCCGGGGTGGACCGGCTGAACACCCTGACCCTGAAAAAGTAATCAATCCCTATCGGCTGCCATTACCAGCCTGACGCAAGTATTCAAGGAAATCGAAAAATGTCCGAAACCATCTCACGCCCGAAGTGCGTCCAGGCTCCCGCGCCTGCCATTGTTGTAGAGGACCAGATTGACCGGGTTCTGGAGCAGGCTGCAGCCCCGGTTCAGCCCCCGGTTGACCTGCCTGCTTTTACCACGCCAACACAGATCGGACGGCGGTTGGCCGCACTGCGGGACATGCTTGATAAGCTGGAGCAAACGGAAGGTTGCATGGGCGCTTCCTTCAACCGCTATAGCAAGGAGCGCGATTCTCTTGTTGACCTGATTTTCACCATGCAGCCCGGCAATCTGCATGACGTAGCTGCTGTCCTCAGCGCCACGATTGACCCGCTGGGCATGCTGGAGGGCTTCAACCTCACCCGGAAAGAGATCGACACATATACCACGCAGCTTCAGCACGCAGTCTGCGGCTCACTGAAACATCTCATGGCTCACGGTATCAATGTCGATGCGCTGGCGCCAGTGGACACTGCTTATGAAGTCCAGCGCATCCTCGGCACGCCAGCCGAAGCCACACCTTCGGCGCTGCGCGATCTGGCCGATACGATGGAGCGGCAGTTTGTCGAAATCAGGGATTTCCCATCGGACAAATGGCCCGGCTATGATGGACCGCAGGTATTTCAGGAATACTGGGCGAACGTGAACGCCACGCAGAAGCAGATCGTCCAGTCGGCTGAAGATGTGGTCAGTCTGGCGCGTATCGCCCGTACGCTTGAAGATTCCATCAGCGATGATGAATGCCCTGCCCTGGAAAACATCCACCGCATGCTGGTTTCGGCCATTCTGGATGGACACCTGCCCTCCCCGGCTGGCCGGGATGCCTCGATCATAGCGAAGGCGACGGCGGCCACGGCGTTCGGGCGGCATGTTGATGATGCAGCCGATCATTTCCCCAATGATGAAGCCGGGAATGAAGCGCTGGTGCGTCTGGTGAACAAGCGGGAGGACATGATGGATGACCTCATACGCTGCAAGCCGACTTCCCTACAGGGCTTTGCCGCCATGGCGCAGGCAATCGTGGAATCCGATCCCGGCGTGAAGGAAGGCGGCGAGCCGATATCCGACTCCAGACATCTGGCAGCATTTGCCCGCCATCTGGCCGCTGTTGCCCCGCAGTCCGGCGTAAGCCCGGATGTGGCCCTGATCAATGACTGCAATCGTTTCTGTGAGCTTGAGGCGCTCTATACCCAGCGGTTCAAAGCTGCCCATACCTATGCCGAAGAAAAAGCGGCTGAAGCTTTGAATGCTCCGATGGAGGCGGAACACTCCGCACTGATGAAACGGATCACGGCACAGGTGGCCCGCACACCGGCCGGAAACGTCGCCCGGGCGCATGCCATCAAGCTGTTCGCCGATGACCTGCTCGAACCCTCCGAACGGCTGGATTGTGCCCAGAACATGCTGGCCGCCCTCGCCCGCGACACGCTGGCCATGGGAGCCTCGGCATGAACGATGATCTCGACAATATCTCGATCACGCCCCGCGGCATGGGTGCCCTGATTGCGGAACTCGGGGCAACGGATAACGAGGCCGCTTTCTGCCTGCGCCTGCAGGGCCATCTGATAAGCATGGTCCGCAGCTATACGCAGCAGGGTTATTCCGATGCAGAAATCGTCGGGTTCATAAAGCAGATCGCCGATGGCGCTGCGTTCCGACGCCACGAACTGCGGCCGATCGCCAACATTCACCACAAGCCGGGACATGCGTGATGGCTGCCCGCAAGCCGGACCGCCGCTATACGCCGCAGGACGATGTCCTGATCCGCTCCATGCGGGCGGAAGGCCGGACCTGGACAGATATCGGCAGGGTGTTCGGGGTGCATGGCACTTCCATCCGCCAGCGCCTGATCCGCGTGTTGCAGGAAAACGACCCGCACCCCGATGCCGAACGCCTGCGCGAGGCAGCCCGACGCAAGCAGGCGGCGCAGCAGGAAGCCACCCCGCCCCGGCAGCCCCTCACCCTCCGCACGCGTGATGGCGCGTTCAGTATCGCGGCCCTGCAGATGCTCCATCACCAGCAGGCGGCAACCGCGAGCCATATCCGCGCCACCATGCAGGAAATCGCTGCATGGGCCCGCAGCAACAGGCTGCCGCCTGCCTGCCGGGGCACGCTGGCCCGTATCAATGCATGGCGCACGCGGGAAGGCCTTCCGCCCTTCGTGCTCCAGAAGGAGAAAACATCGTGACCGACACCGGCATGGACGATGAAGGCCCGCGCCCTGAATTCAACCCTGAGCCGCATGCCTATGACCGCAGGGTGCGCGCCATTCCCATGGGAGAACAGACCATTGCAGAATCGCTCCGTATGCTGGCCCGGTCATGGGCCGTGCTGAACCCGAACGCCACCATTGAGGAACGACAACACCTCGCTGCTCTCGTGGCTACGGAAATCGCAGGGCGATAGCGGCATGGACACCATCCCCCAGATCACGCAGCGGGTGCGTCTGGCCGATGTCGCCCGCATCACCACCCTTTCCACCCGCCAGATCCAGAAGCTGGCCTCAGCCGGGCAGATACCGGGTGCAGCCAAGTTCGGTCGGATCTGGACATTTGATCCCACCAAGATCCACGCATGGATCAATAATCAGGAGGCCCGGGTTTGTCAGGCCGCACCAACGCCAACATCTACCTTCGAAGCAAAACGTATTGGGGGCGGCTCCAGATTGCCGGCCGCGAGCATAGAAGCAGCCTACGCACGACTGACCCGCGGGAAGCGCGGCGCAGGCTCCGGCAGTGGAAAACGGAACTCGAACGCGAGGCCGTAACGGGGGATAGCGAGCAGCTTTTTGAGGAAGCGGTCATCCGCTGGATTACCGAAGTGCTGGAAACATCGGTCAAGCCCCAGACCATGCGGCGCTACACCATCTCCATCCGCAGCCTGGAGGGTACCTTCAAGGGCATCCGTGTGCGTGACATCACCACGCGTCTGGTCGCGAATTTCGTATCGGGGCGATCCGGTAACGTGACCAACGCCACGATTCGCCGTGACCTGACCGCGTTGTCCCGCCTGCTGTCGGCCTGCGTGGCATGGGGCTGGATTACCAGTAACCCGGCCCTGTCCTTTGACCGCACGATCATCCGCGAACGGCGCAACCCGATCACACCGCCCTGTCCCGATTCGGTAGCGCGGGTCAAAGCAGCCTGCCCGCCTGGAATGGCCGCGATTCTCGACCTGCTGGAACAGACGGGCATGCGAGAGAACGAAGCCGTCAGTCTGATGGCTGACAATGTGGACCATGAACGCCAGCAGATCCGACTGCTTCGCACCAAGACGAGTCGGCCACGTACCATCGCGTGGATCACGCCAGGCGGGAATGCAACGCCCCTGCTGGGGCAGGCTGCCCGTAACGGCTACCTTTTTCCGAATCGGGATGGACAGCCCTATCGCAATGCGGCCTCGAACTACGGACAGGTCATGCGCCGGGTAGCGGCACGCTGTGAAGCCGAAGACATCCCTTTTGCCCGTTTTCGCATCCATGACCTTCGCCACGCCTTTGCCATCCGCTGGCTCAAGGCAGGTGGGGACATCTACCGGTTGAGTCGCCACCTGGGGCATACATCGGTCAAGACAACGGAAATCTACCTGTCAGCACTGACGGCAGATGAACTGGACCGGGTACTGCATGTCGGCACAAAAGACGGCACAGAAGCCCTATGA